TCTAGTGTTAGCCATTGACTATCAACATTAACTAGTTCATTAGCATTATCAATCGATTTTAGATTACTGAATGAATTGTCGTTTACAGTACTCTTGATTGACAATTTACGCTTAGCCATATTTTCCCCTTTATGTTGTTGATTTATAAAGCTTTTTTCATTGTTGGCTATCATATACGGCGCCGGCTCTCCGGTTGCGCTAACTATTTCGTCAACTGATAGCGTATCGTTGTAGATAATCTGGCGGGTTTGTGCGCGTTCTCCGGCGAACCCTTTATATAAAACCCTTATGTAGCCTTTAGCTATCAACGCACGGGTTAAAAACGCGGCTCTAACCGTGCTAACGTTTAAGTGCTTTCCTATTCTGGCCACACTAACCCAAGTTAACCCGCCGCGGTTTGTGTAGCTACAAAACATCATTAAAACCCGTAATTCCATACCGGTTAACGTTCTATCGGTAATAGCGCGTATCGGTACAACGCTAAATTGTCGTTGATCCGGTTGTTGCTCTTTTTGTATAACTCTAGGTTTTTTAGGTAGTTTTATTTCCATTAATGCTATTTTGCAATAAAAAAGCCGCGCATGATAGCGCGGCCGTTAATGGGTTATTTAACTCTAGTATCGTGCGGCTCCGTTGTTGGCCAACCGTTGGGCGTTTTTAATTCTCCGTACCGCATGACTAACCGTTGATTGTCGACAACCTAAAATTGTCGCGGCTCTGGTTTGTGTAAAGCCGTCGATTAAAACCAGATACGCGCCGCGTATGGCTACGCTATCTGGTTTAGCGCGTAGTAGCTCAACTAAGGCTATAAACTGATATTTATCCATTGTTTAGCCCCTTAGATAGTGCAACAACCGCAACACGGCGCGTCGATGCATCGGCCGGCGGCGTTACGGGTAAACGTTTTATAGGTCCCTTGATTGTTTAGGGTTATAAACTCTACGCGGCTATCGCCCGGCTCCGTTAGATACGATTTTCTGGCCACTGTATCGTAGATTATTTCGTCGCCGGGGTTAATCGTCGCGCCGCTATCGGCACAACGGCCGCGGTATTTAGCTATCATTGTTTTACGCATAGTTAACCCCTTTAATCTGTACAAACCCGCCGGTATCGCGTTTAGCTTTACCCTTAGCGTATAAGGCTACAACAACGCCGCGCGGCTCTATATGTCGTACATCGGTATCGTCGCCGTCGACAACCGGCCACGTTCTAAACGTTGTAGGTATATCGGCGCGTTTTTGAAATACAACCGCGGTACGTGCGTTATGCGGGTTACTTAAACCCTTTATGCTTATAGGTTTAGGCGTTAATGCACTAAAACTATACGTTAAATCGTAGTTACCCGCGGTTTTACCGGCCAGATTACGCGCCGGATGTTTTGTATAGTCATAAAATTGTACATCGGGAAATAATTGGAATAGGTTTTTATTGTCAACGATAATAATGTTTTCGTATGGTATGTCCGATGTACCGTTGGGCCGCACCAAAGGGTTAAAACCTAAACGTTTAGCGCGTCGAGCTAACGCCCATACATCGGCCGCCAGAGATAGCATGAACGATTCTCTATGATCATAGAAAAACCTAGTTTTAGCTACTCTAGCGTTTTGTACGCTATTAAACGCGCCGCGGCCGGCCGATTCTAAACAACCGGCCATACAACCGGCCAACGTAGCCATAGAGCATATAACGTTATCGGGTTTAAGGTATACGATACCCGTTAGATATCCTATTTTCTCTCCCTTTACGGTTTTAGTACTTGATTCACCTAAGATAGTTTTATAGGTTAAACCGCGTTGTTTAATGATAGTTTTGTAGGGGTTTTTCATGTTTTACCCCTTATGCGGTTAGCCAGATTACGATTAACGCAACAAAACCTAGAACGTAGATTACTTTATCAAATAGTTGGGTTTTCATGTTTAGCCCCTTAGATAGAGTAACGCGCACGGTTATGCGTATTAATAAATTCTCTAAACTCTGGCCACTTCATAGCCTTAAACGCCGCCATAGCTTCATACTGGCCTTTGGTAGGCCCAAAATAACCGCTATCGGCTTTTTCTATTTCGTCGCATAAAACGGCGCGTTTAGTTTCGTCGAGAACTACTAACCCGTTTTTTTCTGGCCCGATTAAGCCGTAGGCGTTGTAAGCGCCGTAGATAGCTATGCGATATTCGCCGTGGCCTTTAAACGTGCGTTTTATTTCGCACGATACCGATGTATAGGGGCCGATGTTTTGGTTTGTGTTAAACATTGTTTACTCTCCATAAGTAGGTAGGTTGTAAAAACATCGATTATTTCTAACCGATGCACAAAATATAACGCCGTTAACTACGTTATGTAATAGGTACAAACCCTAGTTTTTAGAAATATTTCTATTTAGTTGTTGACAATCGACGACTATGCATAAAAAGCACCAACGCTACGCACTAAACGCCGGCCAGATAGCCGGCTATAACCCGCGGTTTAACACTGGCCGCGGCTATTCGTTACCGGTTTTTGCATCGATAACACAAAATCACTACAATGTAATACCTTCGCGCTACAAAGCATAGATATAGCAATCCGCTGGTGTCGGGCGCTGGAAAATCCTCCAACTACTGGCCGTGTGCTGGAAAATCCTCATCTTGTATTTGCCGCATGTATTTCCTGATACGCTCAGGCGCACCTACCCCATAATACTTTTCAGTACGCGCCAGCGCATCACGCACCCACTCTTTATTTTTGAACCTATGCCATGTGTTGAGCAAGTCTCTTGCCTCACCCATCTCTAACATACGTTGGCCATGCGCTAGGTTATCCAACTGCTCTTGTGTTGGCTTTGGCCTGCGCTTGTAAGTGCCACCCCACCTAGACGGTACAGAGCGTTTCATCTTTAATTGACCTTGCTCTCTTGTGTCTGATCTCGCGCTCGACAATGCCAAGCGCTTCCTCTAATTGCTTCACAGTACAGTTCTCTAACTGAGCATCATGTATGTCCATGCCTAAGTTCATAGCCTGCATCTCAGGACCAGTAAACAAAAACCTACCCTTGCTCAATCCACGCCTGCCCATTGTGAAGATCGCATCTTGTGCTGTCTTTATCTCCTCGCGCCAGTCTTCGCCTACACCCAGCATGGCCAGCGCTTCAGACACATTCATGGCGGCCACCAAGATGTCTATGTTGTCTCTTGTGCCAGTGCCTTGCGTAAGGCTGGTCAGTGCATCATGGTTCTTGATTCTGAGCAACACACCAGCTTCAGGCAAACTGGCCACCACCTTCATGCCAGACTGAACCCATGCCATTGTGTCTAGACGCACACCCTTTGGCTTGTACTTGGATTTCTTTCTCATCACATCGTCCTTGGATTTGGTATTTCAATATCTAACTCATTGGATATATGCCGCAACTGTCTGGCCAGCATATGCACAACATGCGAGTGCTGTGCAAGCGACTCAGCCAGTAACACCACCTGATGTTCTAAGCGCTCAATCCGTTCCTCAATAGTTGGCAGTTCTTCATTCATTCAAGTTCCTCCTTGACCAACACATCAACACATGGATCAGCACCGTATAACTTCTTGATGTGCGCGCTGACTATCTGACAATCATCTACGTAAACAATGCCGTTTAAAGCATCGGTTATTGCCTTGGCTACGTTGTCCCAATCGGGCTTCTTTGTATGCTTCTCCACACCCATTAAACAGTTTCTAGTACGCGCCTTAGAGTAACTTGCTGGTATTGGCATACGTATGTAGAGATAGACTGATACAGCCGTTTCTAGTGGCTTTGTATCACCCATCGCAAGTCTGGCTGTCTCACGTACTACATCCTCGTAGTCCATCGTTTTCTTGGGGGTGTACGTCCGCACAAATGGCCCCCTGCTGGTGAATCTTGGCCTGCCCTTGCCAACAGGCACTCCATCCACCACAAAGTTCACCATGAATGTCATCTAAATCCCCTGTTAAAGACAATGCTTCATCAATCATAGGTTGAGGCAATCTATATCCTTCCTTGACCTTATCAAGCCACCTATGCGCTTGTTCAATATTCATTTAAAAGCCCAGTACAACATGCCAGCAACTGTTGCAAGCGCCAGCCCAACGCTGTACCACCGTGGCTCAGGCTTATGCTTTTCAAACCACTCAGGATAGTCCTGCGGGAAAGCCTCCTGCAAAGTACGCGGATACCTACGGGTTGTCGGTGTTGGCATCTTTGTCTCCAAAAAAGCGACTGATCCTGTCATCGCTAGTGGCGTACTGGCGACTAAGGTTGTCAACAATAAGCGTATCCACCACGCTGGCCTGCGATCTGCGCTGGTCTTTGGCCGCACGAATCAGCATCTGCTTTGACGATGGACGGATACGAACTAGAACTGGTACGTTTTTAATCTTCATGCAGACATTGTAATGCTATCACTATGAAAGCATACTATTAGGGAATGTACTTAGCGGACAATTAAATTTATATGTCCTATAATGCTTTCACCGTGAAATCATTTACGGCAACATCAACCTACCAATTATGGAGAGATGACTATGAAGTTCGGTACTTTCTGGCAAACGCTAGTACGCAAAGATTCCCCTGTAACCAGCATTGAGGCGGCCGCATCTGTGGACACCCCTAAGATGGAGCAACTTGTCTATGAGGCTATTGCTTCATTTGACCAAGGCTGTATTCAGGACGAAGTCTTAGCAACCCTCCCCCAATACCCTTATTCCAGCGTTACGGCACGTTTCCGTGCGCTGTTAGACAAAGGGTACATCATCGACACAGGACTCACCCGCGCTGGTAAGTCTGGCCGTCAACAACGCATCTTAAAAATCAAGGAAAACCATGCCTAAACTTACCTCAGACACAATGCTGTCTTGCTCCCAATTGCCTGCCATTTTGGGTCACTCCAGATATGCAAGCGCCAATGACACCTTGAACTTCTGCATGAAGTCTATCCAAGGTGAGTATGCCCGTACAGAAGCAGGCGAAGCCGCCAACTGGGGCAACGCATTAGAGGAATCCATCATCAAGGAGATGGCCAAGCGCCTTGGGTTAGACAACTACGTCATGCCTGAAGAAGCTTATAAGCATCCTCAATTACCACTGGCCGCCAGCGCAGATGCCATTGCAACAGCACCATTATTAGGTTTAACTATCAAACATGATCCCTCGATAGGTATTTATGTAGTAGGTGCTGACGAGATAGTTCTCACCGGCCAAGGTGTACTTGAATCCAAGTTAACCAAGATGGCTCCTGAAGAAGTCCTACCCCTGTACCGTGGTCCTATCCAAGTACAAGGCGTGATGATGTGTACCGGCCTGAAGTGGGCGGCCATTGGCTGTCTGTATTCAGGCGTGGAACTACGCATCTACTTATTCACACCACATGAGCAAACGATGGACACCATCTGGAATGCGGCCATTGACTTTGAATCACGCTTAGAGAACTTCCGCCAAACTGGTGAGACAGCATGGTATCCACCAGCAGACAGCAAAGATGCTGATCGCGTCTGGCCAAACGCTAAAGAAGAAGACATCGATCTTGGCAACCATGCTGAAGGCATAGCCAGTGCAATCGTCGCTCTTAAAGCAGAGATCAAGCGAATGGAAGAGGAAATATCAGCCAAAGAAGCAGAACTCAAGACGCAAATGCAAGAGTTCAGTACGGCCAAATGTGGCAAGTGGCAGATCAAATGGCCAATGCGTCACTTCAAAGCACAGCCAGAAAAGATTACACCAGCAAAAGAAGCATATTCAATTCGTCAGTCAACTCTAACAATCAAGGAAGCCAAATGAAAGCCATCGCCACAGCACTAGTCAAAGCCCAACGTCAGTTCGGTCCAGCCCTCAAGACATCTACTAACCCACATTTCCGTAGCAAGTACGCTGATCTGTCAGCCTGCATAGAAGCTGTCATTGATGCACTAAATGATAATGGCATCTTTTTACTGCAAAAAAATTACGACTGCGATAACGGCATCATGTGCGAGACAGTGTTTGTACATGAGTCTGGCGAAATGCTGGAGTGCGGCATCGTCCACTTTCCTGCTATCAAACACGATCCACAGGGCTACGCTAGTGCCTTGACCTATGCGCGGAGGTATAGCCTCATGTCTGCCTGCGGCATCGCACCGTCCGACGACGATGGCAATGCGGCCAGTCGCAAGTTAGCGCCAGCAGTTAACCCATTGGATGGCGTAAAGCCCGGCTCTGTTGTGCAAGTAGAAAGCCCAAAGACTATAGAAACAATTACCGCTGGTGGTCCTGTCTTCACAATGGCCATACCCAACAAGGAGCCACGCATATACGATTCATCAGAGTCTTACATGAAGGGTACGCTTGAGTTGCGTGACAAAGTAGAGAAGTCAGCAATGGCGGCACGTACCAAGATGACTAAGTTACGTGAACTGCGCGAAGCCAATGAAGAGCAAACCAAGAAGTTGGAAATCCATCACATGACTGCTTTGTTATCTGACTATCAATTACGTTTAAAGCGACTAGGCGCACAACTGGGTGAAGGAGAATCAGATGGAGAGCAGTGATTGGGCAGAGTTAGATAGACGCTACAGGGAGTATTGCCACCAGTGCCAAGTGGCTGGTAAAGTTCCTGTAGATTTTCATACTTGGTTGCTTGGAAAAGACTAAGTTGAATAAGTTTGCACAACAATTATTACTTGAGAGAACTACTCTTGGGTTAAACCAACAGGAAGTTGCTGATGCAATTTCCATTAGTCAACAAGCTGTTGCAAGATGGGAGACTGGTGCTTCGTATCCACGAATTGGTGTATTAAATAGACTTTGTGATTTCTTTGAACAAAAATGTTTAGAAATTGGAAATGAGTCAAATTTAAGGAATTCTTCATCGCTTATTCCAAATGTGTATTTAACTCAAAACAGTTTGTCTCATTGGATACGTTATGCAAGAAAGCGTAAGAATCTTAGACAGCAAGATGTTGCTGAAAAGCTTGGAATACTTAGATCAACAATAGCCCATTGGGAAACATCTAGAACTAAGCCAAGCAAAGAGATACTTGTAGAGTTTGAGAACCTTGTTGAACAAACGTACGAAGGAGATATTGAAAACAATAATTCTTCATTTAAATCATTAAGCAATTCTGATGTTGATGCAATATTGATTTGTTCTAGATTGCAAAAGACATCTACTTATGATCTTATTTTGTTAGTGCAATCTTTTTTGAAGGAGAAAAACGCATGACACATATAAACTGTTGGAGGAACTATGCGTAAACCAGTGGCCATAACAGCACCGTACAGAGTGTCTAAAGATGACTTCAATGATACGGAGAAGTTGTCTAAGGTGAAGCAAGAGATCATCCGTAACCCATCCAAGGAAGCACAGTTAATTGCAGAGGTTACCGTGCTAACTGAGATGGTACGTGTTTTGTCTGACAGGGTTAGAGAACTGGAGAGCAAGCAATGAGACAAACATTAGAAATGGCGCTTGAGGCGTTGAAAAAGGCAAGAAGAAAGATTCTTACAACCGAAGAATGTCATGCCGTAATCATGTCCATCAAAGAAGCATTAGCACAACCAGAGCAAGAGCCTGTGGCGCATCCTGTCATTGCTGGAGCACTGTTTGATTTCATGGGCTGGCTTACATCACGCAAGGAGCGCATTGTTTTGTCATCTGCTAACGAAGCATCACCAGCAGTAGATGCAATCAGAGACTTTGCAAAGATGCGGGGTTTGTCTTTGGATGATGCAAAAGTACAAGATTGGAACACCACCCCATCACAGCGCACATGGGTTGGGCTGACGGATGAGGAAAAGTTGGTTGCCAATCAAATGTGGCGAGTAATGGACTCTGATGGTTTTATTGAAGCCATAGAAGCCAAACTCAAGGATAAGAACACATGATAGAAAGCATCCTGACCATCATTGCTTTGTTGCTGGTAGGTGCTTGTGTAGGGGTTGGCGTGATCATCGCCATCCTCTACTTCAGCATGGACAACGACTAAGCCATAACAGCAAGTGCCTCGCGCACATGCTTTTCTCTATCGGCCAGCCCGATGGTCCCGCCATTTATGATCTTGGTGACCTTAACAAAGTCAAGGGCATCCGCTGGTGAATTGAGATTGTGTGTTGACCAGAACCAGCCTGCGGTAAGTGCGGCATATTTAGGGGTTGCCACAAGATCAGGCTCCATAACAAAGTCCACACCAAGCGCTTTGCCAGCGTGGAAATGATTGGAATGGCCGGTAAGTTGAACCAGACCTTTTCCCCTGAACCGGTATCCGTCACCAGATGCTTCATCTCTATTTCCCATACGGTCTGCGTAAACCTTGTTGGCAATAGCCCGTGCGTTGCCTGCGTACTGGTTGGCAATCTCAATAGTAGGAAATCTCTTTGGCCACAGCTTCATAAGCGTTGCCGCTTTGTAGTTCAGGTTCTCTTGCAACATCTTAAAGTTGCCACTCTCATGCGAACACTGGCCAATAAACATAGCCTGCTGGTTGATGGTAACGATTCCAAAGCGCTCAAAGGTATTGTTCAATGGGTCAACCCATTCAACACCAATGTGCAGGCGTTTAAGTTGTTCAGCGTTTACTGCCATTTGCTTTCTCCATTACTTGTTCGTAGGCTGAGATGCAGGCGTTGAGTTGGTTGATTGCTTTGTCTCCGTCTGCGACGATTTGAGCAATAAGTCTGAGAGTCTCTGTGTCAGATTCGCTTCCCGCTTTGTTGCTATCTCCGCTGGTAGGGGTGGGATTTGCATTGGTTTGTACGCAACTTGGGGACGGGAGCCGCACCCGACCAGCACGAATAGCGCGGTCAAGAGAAGACTGTTTTTCAGTAATAGCATTGTTTGCCTCCATTAGTTTGGACGATTGATCATTAAGTTGTTTAGCAAGTTCTTGCTCCTTGGTACGAGCCTCTTCATTCCTGACAGCAATCTCTGCCTGCATTTCAGCATCGCGCTCTACCCATCCCTTATGGTGTCCATAGCCATAGAAGCCAGCTAAGGCCAGTAGAACACCAAGTATTACCCAAGGGTTTGGAATCATGTCTCAGCCCTCGCTAAGGCACGTTCCTGCGCTATCTCTTCTTTGGCAGGGTCAACGTAGTCAGGCGGTGTGGTTGGCGGTGGAGGCGCTCTCCAGTCCTCATCCAACGGTGGGTTAATCCAGACAGGCAAAGCACCAGATGGAGTTGATGGTGCTGGTGCTGGCGCTGGAGTAGGGGCAGGCGGTGGAACTGGTGGAGTTGATGCCAACTTGTCAGCTACGGTCTGTACACCCTTACGGCTCATCACACCACCGATTCCGCCCACAATGAGGAGGACCACATCGTTGAGCATCTTGCTGAATGCTTGATCTATCGGAGCCATAGATTTAATTGGCTGTACAACAAACGCTAGGCTGTACAACATAAAGAAAACTATGCCAGCAAGAATGAATGTAACGACTAGGACCACAAAGGCCCAGACTCGTACTTCAATTTCTTCCTGCGTCAGAAGCCGGTTGGGATGGAACTTGGGGGGGTTGGACAATTTGTTTCTCCAATATGGGTGCTACAAGGTAATCTGGACAATCTTGTGTGAACTGGCAGTCAGGACGCTGACATCTTTTGGCAGAAAAGTTCTTAGGGTCTTGGCAAAAATATCTATATCTGTCATCACATGCATACAAAAACAGAAAAACTATACATATTAGGTATTTCATTTCTGTTCTTTCAGTTCGCGTTTCAATTTACGTAACTCCTTTATCTCTTGCTTGAGTTGTGCGCGCATGTATAGGGTTTCCACGTATGCCATTGATGTTACTCCAACAATAATACATACTGCCACCGCTATCAATACCCACCAGACAAGCTTCGTAGTTGCCACATTAGCCACCCAAAAAATAATGATATGAACGTCACGGCAATCACCCCACTTGTTAACTCAATACATCTAATCTCATTCTGCTCCTTACGCCATCTAGCCAACCTAGCCCTGCGTATCATCTCTGATCTAGCCCATGCCTGTTCTTGTTCGATCTTTGCATGCATCTTTAAGAATCGGCTATACAAATCCTTTAGTTCTGCTGGCGCGTAGACCATTGCCTCTCTGACCTGTTCTAGCAACTTCTCCATTTGAAGTTCTATTAAGGCGCGCTCTATCGCTTTCTTGCTATTGTTTTGTTCAGGATCGTAGTTGTTCTTGTTGTTTTCTTCTAGTTCGTGATAGTAGTTATTGATCTGTTGCTGTGTGTCAAACAGCACCCCCATGCGTTCCCCAATCTGCTTAATGAGATTGAGTTCCATCTCTTCGTAGGACTGTTGGGCGGCAACTGCTTTGGCTTTCGCTTTCGCCACAGGCTTTGGCGCTTCAGCAGGCTTGTCAGACTTAGGAGCGAATAGGCCAATGAACCACTGAAAGATTCCCTTGATTGCTTTGACATCAGCAAGGACACCCTCGACTGTTTTCTTAGCACCTTCCAGTTCCATGCGCCCTTCGTGGAGCATGTTGCAACCTTGCTTGATAAATGACACAGCACCCTGTGCCAACATAAGCAAGCTGAATGGATCCACATTTAGATACCCAACAACTTCTTAACAAAGTCTGCCGCCACACCCGGCCCAAGCAAGACGCACAGCATGACAGCGTAGATCAGGTACTCGATCTTGGCCATACGTTTGTCGCCAACAGACAATGACTCATCAATGCGCTTGTATCTCTCACTACACAGAGCTTCATGTACGGCAAGACGTGTGTCAGTATCTTCAAGCATCTGGCCAACCTTGTGCGCCAACCACAGCGATCAGGGCTGGCACATCGGCACAGCCTGCAATAGCCGCCACCAAGCGTGAACACTCTGTGATCACAGCCGCACGATAGGTAGCCGTAGCCGTAGGTATAGCAACATCACGCTCTGCCTTACGAATGACCATCCAGTCAGTCTGAGCCAATAACTTGTTAGCCGTGTCCTTGACTTGTGCAGTCCATTGAGACTTCAAGCCCTTAGTGACCAAGCGCTCTGTGGAGTCAACCATTGCTGGCTTGCCGTCTACTGTGCCTAGCACCTTGACATACATGGGGTTGCCGTTCTCGTCAGACTCTTCTCTATCGTTCAAGAGTTTAGGAGTGGTTGCGTTCCAGTAGAAACGATCATCATAATGAGTCGTAGTGTCTGCTATTTCCTCAATGCCTACTGCTTGCTTCTCAGCAAGGCTTGTCAGGCGTAGCCAATTACTTGGATATGAAGTTCCATTGATGGTGAATGGAGTATCAAGTGGGATGGTTTGGTTGTTGTGTTTAAACATGATTGTTTCCTATCGTGCGAGAGCGTTGCGAAATGGATTTTCTGCAAAGCAAGCGTAAATGTATGTTGTACCATTTCCGTTGCTATCTGTTCCTGTGTCTCTTATTTTGAATCCATTCGAAAGAATGTCGATGTTATATAACGCTGTTGCTTCTGCGCTTGAACTATTAGCGGTCAAAGTTGCATTAGCCACGTTATATGGGTCACGAGAAGTATCTCTAATAGCCCATCCATTACCAGCAGAACTATAATTTTTAACCATAATCCATCTCGGCCTAAACCCCGTAAAAACAAAAGGCCCATCAGTAGACCCGTTACCCGTGTATGACCCAAAGGCTGAATACCCTGCTACTGCGGAAAAGCAGTAGGCTACAAATGTATTAGAAGATTGATTTACAGGAGTAGCCGTTCCAATACTAAACACAGTTGAAGTTGGGGCGGTACTATTCCAAACAGTTGCATTAGATGATTGTGCGCTTGTTGAGTCTAAAAATAGATAATAAGATGCTGATGTTAAATTTGAATGATAAACAGCCCATGAAGTAGTTCCATTTGTTCTTGACTTAACAATAACCATGCTAGGCGCAACACCCAACCCATGCCCAACAGTAGCGTTTGCACCCGTACCCGTATAAGTCACCACGCTAAAGCCTTGCGTAGCACCAACACTTACAGTTGATGTGATAGAGCCGTTAGTGTTGGATGAGGATGTGCCACCTGCTTTCCATTGCCATGCGACATAGGTTTGTGCATTGGTGTTATTTGTCCCGCCAAGAGAAAATCCATTTGAATTGAATGCCGTTACACCCGGGTCTGTTCCAGCCGCATTTGTTAAGTTTGGATACAAGGCGTTATTTACACCCCTTACAGAATCAAATATTTGATGATTTTCAACATTGCTTCTATTTTTTGCCCACACCATGTCAGGCTGAAAATTAACCCCATTGACGGTGTTTGTAATGCTTTGCGTACTTCCATTACCCGTATACAGCGTAGCCGCCATATAAGCCGCACCATTCTTGATGGTTGATGCGGGTAGGTTATAGGTGTTCCATGCGTTAAAACCAGATGGTGCAGTCGTTATAAACGGACGCTGACCAAAGTTGGCAATCCAGTTTAGACCAGCGCTATAAGAACCCATGAATGGTCTTATTGGATAGGTTGTGCTGAACGTAATGGTTGGGTTTGTTCCAGCCGCAGGGTCACCAACAGAGCCACCAGTAGATGCTGGATACCAAGTGACTGCACCACCGCTACTTGTAGTTGTTCCAAACCATGCTTTGCCGTTGTCATAATCAAGAGCGCAAACAAGATATGAGCCAGCGGACGGAAGAGTTGTAGAAACTTGGGTGTATGAGCCGTTTACTCCAACATGGATTGCTGTGCCAGTAACAAAATTACCGCACATAAACATTCCTGTGCTACCAGCCCATTGAGCCGTTTGCACATTGTTCTGAGTCGTAGTCAACCCCATTGCCATATTGTTGACGCTGGCATTGGAAAACATTGCCTCGTAATACCATTTGCCAGAACTGACAGCCAATGTGCCCGCCGCACCATACTGAGTGTTGTCACTACTGGTGACTTTCAAGTTGCCATCAGCAACTGTCAAGCCAGAATACTTTTCAAGCGGATTAAGAACGCAGTAATTACTCGACAACGCACTCACAGTAGGCGAGTCCACCATACTGTCGTAGGTCACACCAGCAGTCACGCTAATGTTGTTAGGTGTCCAGTTGTTGCCGTTGCCAGAGTAGTCCTTGCCGATAGTCGTAGACGTATTGCTAGAGTTATCGCTAAAGTTCAAATAGAAGCCGTTAGTGCCATAAGTGCCAGCGTACTTCTTGGGTTTCCATACGCCTGTTATGGAGTCTGTTTCACCAAATGAAGATGGTGTTAGTTGTTGAGCATTTACAAAATTGATTTCGGTTAAGTATTGGTCTGAATACCAACCTAAAGAACCAGCAGGATTTCCGTTGCCAATGTAATGAGTTGCCGCAGTATTTACATAAGTGTTGTAGTTTTGTGCAGGATAAGTCGCTGTGCTAAACGATGTAATTTGAATCCCGTTAACATACATCTTTATGCGATTTGATGCAGTTGCTTGGGTTGTGTCTACGGCAAGAACTAGGTGATACCACGCTGATGGGTCACGAAACACTTGTGTAGTAACTAAATCTAAATCAACTGCACCACTAGCAGATGTCATTTCTAAGGTGTCTGATGAAGTAAAAATTAAATAAGTAGCAACAGAAGCATCATTTCTTGCAAACAAGCCCTGCGTTGCGCCTAATTTACCGCGCTTAACCCATGCACTCCAAGTCCAAGTTTTTTGATTACCAGCAACGCTAGGTGTCCTATTCAAGTAAGCACTCGCACTAGAGCGCAGACGCACACTTCGGGCTATGGTGTAGCCACTAGGTCTTGTGAAAAGTTCTTTAATGTGTGAAAACATTATGCAAACGCCTGTGCAACAGTTCCGTACCAGTTAGTGCCGTCAGCCACAAACGCAAAGATGTCTCGCCCTGTGGTTGCCGTAGTGGTCAATGTTGGTGCAGTTCCACCAGCCCACTTCACAGATGTAAATGTCGCTGTGCGTGAGCCTGTGCCATCTTGCACCGCTATCAGAATGAATGACTTACCAGCCGTAGCAGTCGGCATGGTGAATGTGCAGTTACCCGTCATGGTGACTGTCTGCACAGTTCCATTGGTAAGAGACAAGGTTTGTGATGTGCCTGAGTTACCGATAGAGACAACAGACTCAACATAGTTAGTGACTGTGGGGTTTGTCAGGGTTTTATTGGTTAGGGTATCAGTTGTTGCACGGCCTACCAATGTATCTGTGGATGTAGGTAAAGTTAGCGTTCCAGTATTACTGATAGTAGATATGACAGGGGCTGTCAAAGTCTTGTTTGTCAGCGTCTGAGTATCGGTTGTGCCAACAATAGTCCCAGATGGGCCAGTCATTGTTGATGCTGTACCAAGACCTAAGTTTGTCCTTGCCGTGCTGGCCGTAGCAGACAGTTCAGACAAGTTGTTTGCTGTCAGTAAGTAGCTTGCACCTGAGACATAAGCCGCCACCCAAGCAGAGCCTGTGTACAAGCGCATCTCTGGCACGGTAGTGTTGTAGTACAAAGCGCCAGCAAGCAGTGCGTTGCCATCATTGTCTACAGATGGGTTGCTAGACTTAGCACCAAGGTAGCGATCATCAAAGCTGTCGTATGCCGCTAGGGTTGCATCCCTTGCCGCCTCTGCCGCAGTCTGTGCCGTGGCCGCATTGCTGGCAGATGTTGCCGCATTAGTAGCATTGGTAGATGCATTCTGAATTGCAACAATATTTGTAGCATTTGTTGTAACTGCCGCAGATATACCAGCAACAGTTGTGACATTGCCAGATATGCCTGCAACCGTATTGATGTTTGTGTTGTTGCCAGCAACCGTGTTAACACTAGCAATGTTGGTAGCAACAGTATTGATGTTGGCAGACTGATCAATCACGGTAGTCACAGCATCCAATGCAGGACCAGCAACAGGATCGCCAGTAGTTGAATCAAATGCCAGCACCTTACCTTTGCGTGATGCCTTAACTGGTAGCACCATGTTGACATCAGTAGGGTCAGTGATAGGCGCTTTTAATCCTCGACCAGCCTCTTCTTTAATCTGCTGTGAATAGATAACAAGACTATCAAACTCGTCATTAAGACTATTGGCAAACAAGTCACCACCAGTTACAAAGTCTGTAGCGCGTTCAATAGAACGGTCACCAACCAGTGTGATCTGATCAGCACCAGTAGCCGCTACAACAAGCGTTACAGAACCAGTTCCATTTGAATTGATCGTAACTGTGTAGTTAGTAGTCAGTGTCAACAAGGTTGTATTCTTGTAAACAGCAATGTCTGTATTTGTAAGAATCTCAAAACTGAAACTGTACGGTCCAGTGCCAGCCGAGCCAGAGTAGACAACTCTGCGGGTTACATCTGATATTGGATAACTCATTTATGTGGCTCCTTAATCTTTCGGCTCTCGTTTAATCATATCAACGTGCAAATCTGCTTTTGCTTTATTGTTTGCAATGTTCTTTTGCAAGTCTTGATAGACCAGCATCTTTGGTGATTTAAGAGCCTCATCACGATATGCGCTAACTGTTTCAGATAGTTTGCCAGCAAGACCAGCAAACGCTCCAGCCTTTGTCTCTGAATTGAATGCTGTTATATCGCTGGCAACTTGCTGGCGCAGTGACATTCCATTCAAAGAAACTTCATTCATTGATAACAACAAGTCTGAATACTCATTGTCATTTAACTTGACATTATCAATTGTGCGACTTGGATAGTTCATTATCATCCGGCCACGCTTGTCAGACAATTCACGTAACTTTGTTGATAAAGCATCGTTCTTCTCGTCTTTCATAAAGCTGGCAGACTCAACTTCTGTACCCCAGAGATTACGTTTAGGCTTTAGGTCTGTAGACATCAGCGGAGTACCAGCCATCCAACTGCGAAGAGCAAAGTCAAAATACTTTACTTCTGATGGCAGGCTTGGATCAAGCGTTACATCACGCTTTGTTGGATCAATAGTTCGCTCAATCTGTCTCAGCATTGCAGAGAATGGCATTGGCACTGGAGCAACGCCACCGGCAAGATTTTGCGTATAAGTTCCAAAGAATTTATTCATAATCTCGCCAGTCTTTTCACCACTAGTATCACGGGTTACTTCTTGGAAAGCATCAAAGAACTTGCCAAGGCCATCCATCATTGGTAGTTGGCCAATGTATTTAAACGGCAATAGTGTTGAGTACAGCAAAAGATCGCCAAATGATGCGTCATCGTCTTTTCCGTAAACAGAACCAAGTTCAGCAACTGTTGCGGCAGAACACAGCAAACCACCAACAGGCTCAAGACCAGCGATAGAGTAATAAGTACCATTGAGTTTAATAGAACACTCTTGCCAGCCTTCGTTTTCTTTAAGCCATTGACGCTTCTTAGGATCAGATGGTCCAAGGCCAGTTAGCATTCCTTCTGTCGTCATCCAATATGCCGCGCCCATCAAAGCAGAACCTTGTGCCATCTTGCCTAGAGCCATTTGACGACGAGCGCCACCAGCCTGCAATTCAGCACGTACTTCTGACATCAACGGAGCAAATGGTGTACGAGAAAGAATCTGTTTTTCAGCATTGATAACAGTCTTGACAAACGGTGCAAGCAAAGTACCCACTGGCAGGCCAGTTGGGTTGTCATCAAGTGCTTTACGAGTGGCCAGAACCCAGTTACCAAAGCCACCCATGTCAGACTGGAGTGATGCTTCTTTTACAGCAAGATCAAGTCTTTCCAATGTATCAACGCTTGGATTAGTAATTTCATCAGCCATCAACATCATGGCATCATCTGAACTCATGCCGTTCTTGATATTGATTGCGGCATCACGGCCAGCAATTCGACGCAGTTCCATATTGGCCACAAGCGCCTTAGTACCCTCGTCAACAAACAACGCACCACGGAAAGGTAAACGAATTACCTTGCCAGCAAAGTCTGTCATGTGGGCAATAGGACTGTCTGGGTCTTTAAATAGTTTTGCAGTGATCGCAGGGTCTGGTTGAGTATCAATATTTCTACCAACACCATAGACAGGCGCATCATTTTTGAATGCTTTAGATGCGGCTCTTAGAGCATCAATACTTCCAGTGAAGAAGTTTGCCAGTTCAATGGCTGACTCTGCTGTTGATACAAAGTCTTCAGTAACTTCACCACGCGCTTTAGTCCAAACAAAGTCACCAGCACGGCCAACTGTTGAGCCAAATGCCGTATCGATTGGACGCATAAGCGATTGGAAAGCAGAGCCAAAGAACATTCTTGTGAATGTTGCAGGGGATGACATGATGGCAGACATCCATACTTCTTTCCATACGCCACCAATGACTTGCATCTTTGTGCCGCCATCTTGAATAAACTTGGCTTTCTGAGCGTCATCAAGCAAGTCCATCATGTTGACCATGTTCTTGATGTTGTTAGCACCACCAAGTTCAGAGATCATCGATGTCAATCGTTCTGCATCAATAGCGCCAGCATCATCTTTATAGACGCGAGAAGCACGTAAAGCACGAGCCGCTTCAGACTTTGCCGCCTTAAAATTCATCTGCATAGCGGCATGAACGGCTAACTGATTGGTAAAGTCGACCAACAGCGCATCATCATTTTTGCCTGCTTCAGCAAGAGTCTTAATCTGCTGGCGCATGTCCTCAATCTTCAATGCAGAAGATTTAATTACCATCTTAGATGCTTGTAATTGTTCAGCATTAAACACAGTACCAACTTGCCGTTTGAGCAAATCAGTTTCCATATTCATCATGGAGGCTAATTCATTTAATTCATCATCACTGATAACACCACGCTTGGCGGCAGAAAACTCACTTGCAAATACTTCCTCAGTCTTACGGATCACAAAGTCAATGTCTTGAGGGTCCTTCATGTTTTGGAAGCTGATATCTAGCGGTATCTCATCTGGTGCTTCACCAGTGAAATACGCCTTAATCTTGGCGGCATCCACAGTAGGAATCAAGTCAGGACGCTCTGTTGGCTGTGGAACATTGTCAACAACCATTGGCTCTAACTTGACTACATCAGTCTGGCCTTCAGGCAGTATTGTTGTAGTCTCTGAATCTGGCATAACAGGCGCAACTTCTTGCTTGGCCGCTTTATTGGCCGCCCGTGTAGCCTTTGCTTTCTCAGCAGTAGCCGCTTTCTTCTTAGCCTCAGCCGCCATCGTTGCTTCTTCTCTAAGCATTTCAATGGCATTGGCGTTGTCTTTTGCTACTTGCTTGAGTACGTCAGCACCCTTAGTACCTTGCTTGATGATGCGTACAACGTCCTCTAAGCCAGCAACTTGCACACCTTCAGGTGGAATGATCTGGTCAGATTGAGCGTCTTGTAATGCTGATTCTTCCGCAGTAGGAGTAGGTGCGCCTACATCAGACATCATTGACGTTAAACGGTCTTCTAATGGGGCGATAGCCATTATTTAGGCTCCTGCGGAAATAGTGGCATTGTGCCAGATTTTATTGATTTACCCGCCTTCTTTGCAGTGCCAACAGCGGCCTCCAAAACTCCAGCAGTTCCAGTTCCAGCAGGCATTAAGCCAGCCGCATCCAACACATCCCACATATCAGGCAAGTTACCAGTGCCAAGTGACTCAGCGATCCTAGCAACTCCACGCAGGCCGATAACCTCAGACACAGGGGTAGCCTTCAGCAAGTCCCCAACAGTGACTTCTACGGGCTTTAAACCCATTGTGGCAGGCACTTCTTCACCAGTAGCAGGATTGATCTGCTTAGGGGTTGGCTTTAAGTCGGTAGGGATTGTCAGCTTTGTGTCTGGGTCAAACCCGCCCGGTATGATCAACTGCATGGTGTCATACAAAGTAGCACCCTTGTCCACCTGATCTGCCAGCCAATTAGCGCCTTTTGCAATCACTCTTGCAAACGGATTCATATCTGGCTCAAGGCCGACATTGGGTTTGCGTTTGACAATGGCTTTTGGATACATGCCAAATGCCGCACCAGCATCAGAAGTCACTGGAGATGGACCAGCGGCAACTTGCACCTCTGGCATAGGCGCATCACGCATTCCAAGGAAATAACGCAGGCCAGCCTCTGATTCGTAAAACACAGATTCTTTACCGTCGCCATGATCATTAAACTCATAGCGTTTGTCAGTAGCATCAGCGCCTTCTAGCAAAGCGCCAGCCACACCTTCTGTCGACATATAGAAATCTGCGTGATACAAGTCTGAAAGAGTAGGTTGCTTCATGCTTATTCCTCTGCTTGCTTTTTGGCTTTACGAAGGTTTTGTATACCAATCTTGGCCGCACTAATACTGCCTTCATTAGCCTTGTTCTTGACTGCTAGAGCAATTGCCGCATTAACTGCCGCATCATCATCTAAATTAACGCCATTCAATTCTTTGAGTTGAGAGCGTACAGCTTCAGCCGCTTTTTCATTTGCAGTTAATAAATATGGCCTAATCAATGACTTAGCGTTATCTCTGATCTCTGATGCTTTCTTTCTTATTTGCTCTGAAGTTGGATATTTACCGTCTGCATCTGGTGTAGATGCAAACTTACGCAAATCAAGTTCACCAGTATTCTTGGTGTTAATTGCAATTGACTTGCCTTCTTTTGAATTAATCTCAGGCGGCAACATAGAGTTCTGGATGTTTAGAGCCAGTTCAATTTGCTTAACACCCCACGTCACATCATCGCTTGGATTAGCAATGTTTACTACAAATGTTTTGGCAGTATCGTTCTTTAACAAGCCAGACTTCTTGGCTGAAATAACATCTTCTACCGTGGCAGTGCCAGCAGATATCTTGCGTTGAATTGTGGCCAATGTCTGCAAGTCATCTTGCTTTGCACCTTGCGTGTTGTAGTTATCAAGCCACTCACGGGCAGATTTCAACGTAGCAGGATCGGTAGCCAATGTCTGCAATTGCTTGAAGTACTGACTTGGATTGTTAGACATGTACATCTTACGTAAGATGTCATTAGCATCAAATTGCTCTGCCGCCAAGAATGAATCTCTTGCATTCTTTTGGAAGTTAAATTGCTCAATGATGGATTGTCGTGTCAGCTTTTGCTGGTCACCGCCCATGCTGTCCCAGATAGGTTGCATCTTGCCAAAGTCACCAGCAAGAATTTTGTTTAACTTGTCGACACGGTTAGCACCAAAGTCCTTGGATGTAGCGTAATCAGAGATGACGTTCTTCTTTGCTGACTCAGCAATGACCATTGCCTTTTCCCAAATCTCATTGCTACCACCCAAAATACTGACAGAATCTGCATACTTTTGCAATTTACTGTTGAGCATCTTTGTAATATCAATTGGCTTACCAGTCTCAGGATCAATAGAGTCAATCTGGTATTTCATTATGTCTTCTAGTTGCTTGCCCAATGTAGGCAACATGGCTGTGTACTCAGCCTTCTTTTGACCAAGGAAAGTTTTTAACTCTAGTTCTGAAATCTTTTTGTACGATGTGCTGGCAACAGTGGCCAAAGAAGCACGATGCTTCAATGAGTACTCAGGGCTAACAGCAATCATTGCGGCAGACTGGCCATCCATCAGGTCTGCCAGACGTTGCTGTGCTTGAACCTTTGTAATCTGACCCATCTGGAAGTTACGCTCAATAGTGTCAGCCTCTGCGTCTGCCTTTAAAAGCAACTCAGAAGATAAGCGTTGTGCAACTACGCTTTGATATGTCTCTTGGAATACAGAGCCAGCACCTTTTACTTTGAGTGCGGCAGGATTAGAGATAGCCTCATTCAGTTGCGAGTTTGTCGGGGGATTTTCAACAGCATATTTAATAGCCTGCTTCTTGGCCTCAGTGGTAGCGGCCTCCTCAGCGTATGAAAACATACGATCTAGATTCTGGCTTAACTGAGACAAGCCCTGTGCCTGCACTTGTTGTGCAACTGGAGTTATGCGCGGCATGTCAGCGTATTGAACGCCTAGATTTTGATAGCGTGGTAGATCGGCCATTTAACTCCACCAATCTTTAGTAGAAGGGGTTGCAACTCTCTGCGATCTGTAGAGTCCAGTTCCAGCAGTAGCAATGGCATTGAGTGTTCCAAGAGCCTCAGCCGATCTTGCGCCTGATTGCAAATTCTGTGATTGAACTAAACCACCATAAATAGATAAATCTGCATTTTCTTTTGCAATACCAAACTCAACACCAGCCTTTTCAGCGCTGATCTCTTGCAATGTCATTGGACTGCCAGTATCAGGGTTTACACCACCAGCGGCAGAACGTGCGCGTATAGCACTACGTATTTGCTCTTGTCTATCTAGTACAGCAATCGCTTGTTTGTTGTAATTCAAAGCACCTTGACGGCCTTGCAATTCAGCCTGCTGTGCCTGAATTCTCATGCCAGTAGCCTGTTGTTGGGCAGACAGTAGCGTACTAGTAGTAGATGCAACAGCGGCCGCAATCATTACATACTCTGCCATTATGTGCCTCCGTATATAGAAAGTTTGTATTCAAGACCTAGCAACGTCATTTTGAGTGGCAAGTCTTGGCCAATTGTAATTTGTGCATCTTGGTCATATCCCAAAATTCCACCAACTTTCTTAGTACCGGTAAACGATGGCATCGCATTATCAAGAATGTTGACTGTATCCAATGTCCTGATAGGTACAAGATTTCCATTGATAGTCAAATGCTGAGTCTCATACAGCAAGGCATTAACCTCAATAATGCGCTTTACAAATCCAGTACGCACACCAGCCGCCAATCTTGGCTCTACTGGCAATGTCTTGATAGACACGGTAAATGGCAATCCAACCTCGTAACTGGTTGTGCTGGCGCGATCAAAGGTAATTGAACCACCACCGCTAACAACCTCATCAGACAATACGCTACCGTCACAGATGACGTTTAATGTTTTACCAATATGGGGAAGGCTGGTTGCAGTAGATGCCGCACCACCAGTAAACGCACAATCTGTAAACTTTGTAGATTCAAACACCTCAACGTAGTATTTATCCACGCTGTTAAACGTGCGTTTGACAACAACATAGATGTCTTCAATGTCGACACCAACGTCTTTAAATAGGCCGTCAGTTGTAATTCTGCTTGGTGCTACCACTTCTTGCTGACGCAGGATTGAGTAAGCCGCCATCGTTCCATCGCCATTCAATAAGTACAAAGTATCAGACTCTTCCGTAGAAGTAGCCTTACGCAATGCCAACTCTTGTGGGCTGATGATCAAGTGGCTAGATAACAAGCTGATGCTTGTGCTTATGTATGACAGCGTTGTATCGCTGAAAGTAAACTCATTGAGTGCCTTGCCTTGTCGCTGTATATACAACGTGCCAGACTGCAAGATTTGAACTCGTATGCCCTCTCTAGAACCGCTACGGCTCACAGCACGGACAAAGAAGTTAGCAGGCGTAATAGGCTCTAGTCCATTTTGCGGAACATAGAACTCACCACCAGTGGTAAACACTTGCAAATCACGGCCAGAAATCATGTCCGTAATAATGTTCAAACTGTTGGTATCTAGCGTTGCTTCAATCGCATCATCATCGTAGGCTTGATCAGGTGTAAAGTCAAAAAACAGATTAACTTTACTACCCCATACAGTAGACGGACGAGACTTAGAACCACCGAAGTACAAGCGACCCTCATGGAAAGTGCAAGTACGTGGCCAGCCTTTTGTAGAACTCCACACAGCTTCATAGCCAGACTCATATTCCCATCCACCAGAAGCCATTGCACTGGTATCAAAAAATGGGACTTCAGTTACAGCGGTAACTACAGTTCCACTGGTGTAGCCAACAATGCGCGCACGGCCTTGAATGCCACCATTGACATACTGGCCAACACTTCCAGAAGTAAATACGCTACTGCTTGCAGTCAGCGTAATACTTCCAGAGATAGCAGATGGTGTCAGAGTTGCCGCTGGATTGCTTGAACTAACCGTGTAAGCATATTTTGGAATGCTTGTAAACGAGATATTGCTGACAGTCCAGCTTGCATCAGTAGCGCCACGGACGATCTTGATTGGGTTAATGTCTTTGTGCGTGATGATCAGCGTATCAGCAGATTGCGTCCAACACATCGTCGACAAGATGCTACTGGTAACCGCAGTCACCAACAGATATGGATTGCCAGTGCCATTGATGTTTGTAATCAATGCTTTGTCTTTGAAGACGTACATACGCTGATTTGCAAATATCAGCATGTAACTATCGTCTACGTTAAATTCAAATGCAACAGACCTAGTGCCATCAGCAGGACTTGCCGCACTTGGAATCTCAGTGATGTACTTTAGGCCACCACGACGACGAACACCGCCTTGTGGTTGTACAAGAACATTGGTTAAAGTCTCAGCACCATTTTGGTATTGCTTTAAATCAACACGCGCCCTCAACAGCGGATCAATCTCACCACTGCTAAAGTTTGTCTGAATGCTGACTAGTCTTGTCATCAGTTCCTCACAGCAATCAGGCTGAAGTCTTCAAATGCGGCAGAAGTATTACCCTGACCATCAATCACCATAGCAGTGCGGAAATACCCACCACGGCCATTCTCGCCCGGTGTGCCAATCGCAGTAATCTGCCACTGCTGTGTCTTTGTGATCTGGTCAGTAATAGGATCAGCCAAATGCCAAGCCATCATGTACTTGAGCAACTGGATGAAGTACGAAGGCATCTCAGCCTCCGTAGGAAGATATTGGTAGTCAATAACAACTGTTTCTTGGTTTGTCAGTAACTTATCACCTTGGATAACCCAATCGGTATAAGTACCAGAACCAACGGCTGTACTGTTAAATACACGACGAACAGTACCAAGTCTGTCAGACGGTAGTTGATATTCGTATTTGTATTGGTTAACAGGCGTATTAATAGTGCGCGCTAACTGGACTTTCTTAAAAGAGAAAGACCAAGGGAAAGACTGTAAGGTAGATTTCTTTAGGTCAGGATAGATTCGATCACAGACATTTGCGCCATCCGTACCCTCATTAAATGATGAGATAGGAGCCGCGCCAAGCAAGAGCAAGGCATCAGAACAAACTTTAAGATCGGTATCACCACTTGCCATACATCACCTCTAAATGCGAGAAAGGCCAACCTCCAGATAACTAGAAGTTGGCCTACTTACTTGACTACTGATTAATCAGTATCAGTTGCAGTTACGGTCACACCGTCAGTGATGTCAACGACTCCAGCGGAGTTGCTGTTCACATAAGCGGTAGACATAACTGGTGTACCACCAGTAGCGCTGTAGCAGAAAATGATGTCGCCAACTCTCAACAATGATGCGACACCATTGAAGTAGCCAGAAACACGAATTGCTGATTGAGCGTCAGTGCTGGAATAAGACCAAATAGATGGTCCGTTGCCAGCCTTTGATTGACCGCCAATAGCGTTGAAGTTGTCTTTATTAAAAGCCATGATTTAGCCCTCCTTATTCGCGGCAAGTGATGGCAACGATACCACCAGCATCAATTGCAACTGCGCCAGCAGAGAACATAGACGACACCAACCAAGAAGTTTTCTCAGGGATGTAGTTGATCTCAGAGCGAACGCCCATGCCTTCAGCCATGCCGACTGCATTCTTGTGGTAAGCGTAGACAACACGGTCAGAGCCAGAACCACCACCAGTCAAGCCGCCTTCAGTACGATCACCCAAAGTGATGAACTTAAAGCCCAAGAAGGTATCCAATTCGCCTTGTACCAAAGCCTTCACTGTGTTGAAGTCGCTGGAAGTTACAGCAGTCTCAGACAGCAAGTTGCTCAAGTTAGAAGCGTGAATAACAATGAAACGGTCTTCCATTGGCACGTTGCCAGCATTCATAAGACGCTGTGCTTCGCGCAATTTAGCCACGTTCAAGTTAGTAGTAGCACCACCAACGCTGTTTGCAACAGTCAAAGATGTGCTAGATGAGGCCAAAGCGTCAATAACGAGTTGGTCAGCGCGACGACCAATGGCTTTTGATACCACTTGGACTAATTCGCTACGCTCGTCAAAGTTAACTTTTGCTTGATTGAAAATGTCGCTGTATTCAGCGGCAATCCAGTCACTCAAAGTAACAGTGGCTTGTGAGTAAGTTACGTTCAAAGGTGTTACGTCAGTTTGCGGAACGCGAACTTGAGCAACGCCAGAACCAATCTTAGGGAACTTATGTGTAGACGCAGTAACGCCAGTACGAAGACGGACAGTGTTACGCAGGACAGCATCAGCTTGATATGCCTGCTTAACTTCCGTATCGAATAGGGTTACAAATGCGTTAGAAATGCTAACAGACATTTGTTTTCTCCTAGAAAACGGTTGATAAAGGGTTTTATCGTCGCTGGTTGTCCAGAAGGTCTGGGCCTTGACTTATGCTTTTACATCGCACAGATGTTTTGTCATGGGCCTTGCGGTTGTCCATATCCGCATTATAAGCATTTTGTAAGTTTGTCAAGGGGGTATTTAAAAATATTTCATACCTACCGCAATCAGCACAATTCCTGCGCTCCCTGCCAGAAGTCAACTCCGCTTGGCTAACCTTACCGCCACATGGACATATAAGCATCTATTCCCTTAATTGCTACTTGGTGAATGTTTGAGCAAAGCGTAGCCTATACCGTGTCACAACACAGCATCGCTACGCTTGGATGAATTGCTACTCGGAGCCATGCCATCGCATCACGCTGAACAGACTTATATGGATTGAGGCGCATACGCGAGGCTCTATCCACTACCACCCGGCTCTATTCTTAGCCCACCGCCCCTGCTTTGGTTCGCTCATGTAACAGGGTTTTTTAAGATTCCACCACCGACGTACCGCATGGATTCCGATTTATCGAGACAGAAACACAAAAGCCGCTTTACTAAGTACCTTGGTTGCACCCTCTAAATCCTAGAGGCAAGATACTTAATGAAGCGGCTAACATGTTGTGTGCAACGACAACGGTTTGGATTATACATAAAAAAAGCCCCCGCGCAAGCAGGGGCTAAGTCTAAAAGGAAAATTGCATGAAAACTGACTTACGCCAGCCCCTTAACCATACCTCTTTTCAAAGAGTTTTTCAACCTTTGCACGGTATCCCGCATCATTTTTATACTTGGGATCAGCAACCATGCTGGCCAAATCCTCATCAGACATAGCAGTTTCCCCGCTATTCTTCAAAGTTTCTACTGGAACACGGCCTTCGTAAGTTTCGCGTAACTTCATCAAAGCCTTCATGCCCTGTGCTGTTCCGCCCCATACTTTGTATTCCTCAAAGTCGTCACCAGACCAGATTCCCTTTTGCACCATGCCACGTGCCCAAGAGGTCATATTGCCAATGATGGCATCTGCATTAGGACCAAGGGCTTCACGCTCTTTACGGGCCGATAACTGGGCTTGCTGGACGTTATTAGCGCCCATAGTGGTAATCTCTTTGGCTAAGTCTTCAAAAGCCTGCTGGCTGATGCCATACTTTTGCGCCCAACCAAGGTAAGACTGGACAACAGGATCATCCTCACTTAGTCCCTCTAGGTTGTCTAACTTGTACTTTCCGTCTTCAGGAGCCTTGTGAGCGCCAGCCCTGAACTTCTTTTCTAGTTCTACGTAGGATTTACTAATTCCCTCTAGATCAGGCTCCGCTTTGTCTTTGTTCCAGAATTTCTCTGGCCAAAAGTCTGGTCTGTCTAGGGGTGTATCGTCTTCAGTTCCTGCTGGTTTCTGAATGTGTTCGATAGTGGGTTGCTCTTGGCTACTGGTTGTCGGCTCATTGGGGTCTTCAATAGACACACCATCTAGCAGGCCAGAGTTGTCATTTGCTTCTTCACTCATTAGGTTTTAGCTCTCTTAATACGGGCTTCAAGTTCACGGATGACAGTGTTCTGTCCAGACCTCCAATGCCCAAAGGAGTCCTCCGCACCGGGTTGCCAAGTCGGTTGTTCAAGAAATGTCTCTCTCAACCAACTCAGCACCTTCTGTCCCTCTTCCGTAGCAAACGTCCTTGCTATCAAGAGGTTTATATCAATATGCTTCTGATCTAACTCAATCGCCTGCGTTTCGCCTTCTAGATCATCCCACCCACTCATGCTGGCGCTCCCATCTCAGGCGCTGGCAATGCAGGCTGGCCCCCACCTTGTTGCATTTGTTGAGCCATCTGAGCCATGTTTTGCATCATTGCCGCACGTTCCTCAGAACTGGCGCGCACAACAGCAGGCACACCCAACTTGTCAGCAATGTAGTCAATAGCCGCACCAGCCTTAATAGCCATCTGCCCCTCTGGTCCAAGCCCTTGAGCAATCTGCATGAACTGCATGATGTTGTTGATCTCATCCATGTTCTGCGCCATAGCAAGCGGAGACACAGGGGAAACCCTAACTTCTAGACCATTGACCTTTAATGGCAGATCAATCATGCCATCCTCATCCATGACTTCCAATATCTTGGTTACTAATGGAATCATGGTTTCATTGATCAAGCGACCAAAGGCTGAACCCAAGTTCTGAGCCAATTCCTTCATGCGCTCAACCACTTCAGTGGCCGATCTAGCGCTCATGTTGTCAGGTGGTAGGCTCTCGTCAAGCAATGTACGCTTGATAGACTGCACCAAGTCATTAATGACCAACTGAGAGATGTTGAAGTCACCAGCGCGGGGTAGAGGTTTCAAAGCCTCGCCTTGTGGACCACCGTTACGTGCAACAGGGATGATTGCACCGGGCGTGATCTTGATGGTGGCTGGGTTTAGTACCCCATCATCGGCCGCAGTGTAGACACCAGTAATAGCAAGGGAAGCGTTTTTCAACAGCAATTCTTTGGTTTTGTTTAGCGTCTTGATGTCTGGCAATGCAGTCAGCACTGGACCACGTCCGTATATCTCGCCTGCTACTTTCATGTAGCGCGATACAACCCACGGGCTAGTCTTTTTCTTGCGATACACAAGCATCGTCTTAGACTTCTCATGGATCACGTAGTAGCCATAGTCGCCTCTGTCATAGTTGTAGACAGTAGCTTCAATCAGATCAATCTCTTCTGTTGGCTTATCCATAATCTGCTTTTGCAGATCAGCAGGGATATCAGCGTCTTTCCACTGTTGCTGGATAGACTCACCCTTGATACGCATCTTGCGATAGACGTTATCAACTTGGCCATTAGCGCCTTCTTCAAAAGCCACTAAGTATTGCGGCACAGGGATAAAGTTAATTGGATTAACAGCATCACCCTTTTGCACCAGCATCACGGCTGTACCAACAGACAAGTCCAACAAGAACTCGCCCATAGCAATGTCAAAGTTGGATTGTTTCAATACGGCAAACATCTTGTCGCTGTACAGATCAAGTATGTTTTGCGCTCTACTGCGCTTGTCCATTGGTATTTCAGAGCCGGGTTCTAGTCGACACCACTTTCGCTGTGGCGGAAAGATGCCAGACTGCAAGCGGTTAGCAAAGCGCTGTGTAGAGTTGATGGCCGTCGAGTCAAACACACGACTCATCTTTTTCTTGCCGCCTACTTTACTTTCATACTCGCCACCATAAAGGTTGCGTTGTGGAAGAGCAAACTCCATAGCATCTTCATAGAGACTACGGAAATCATCTTTACGTGCCTGAGCAATCTTGTGTCTTTGTAAGATTTGCTCAACTGTCATTTTTTCAGCCATATTAGTCTTTCTTACTTGCTTGGTATCTTTTTAAAATTGCTCTGCCTTTGGCCGCCAACCTAGCGGCCGCATCAGCAGTGCGTGGTACTGGCTCACCCCATGCGTTTGCTGAGAGCGCCAGCCTTGTTGGTTTACCTTTTTTGTCAACAAGTGGCCCACTTGGATTTGTAAAGAATCGAGTTAAAAAAGACCCCTTGCGTCTAGCATCTTGCCCAGTTGGGTTTGATGCTTTAACGCCTGCTTGTAGGTTTTTACTTTCTCCAGAGCGCTCAAACTTGCGCCTGCCAGCCTCAGTTAAACCACCTTTAGGGTCTTTGTATTTACTCATTTCTTTTTTGCGGCATTCATGTTGTCAATTAAATTTGGATATGGCCTGCCAGCTCTTCTGGCACTTGCCTGCGCTGATTTCTTTTCTCCTGAAGATAGCTTCTTTGGTTCGCCAAGATTTTTAGGTCTTGCGCGCTCCCATATCTTTTTATTCATACTCATCTGATTCCTCCATCTCATCAGTGATAGGACCACCGACTAGCCAAGCATCACAAGTTCTAGTGCCTGCACACTTGAAGTGAAACAGTTCGCAAAATCCTAGTTGCGCTGTCTCAATCACATCTTCATCGTAGCCAGATTCCTCTGCTGGATTCTTGGCTTCAATGCCTGCCTTGATGCAGTCAAGCATTTGAGTTGTTTGAATAAATGCCGCGCAGTTACCGCAACGCATCCCTTTGGCTTCATCTAAGTTGGTTGCCCAAATAACTGTTTTTCTGAGCCAGAATGTCTCGTTGTTTTTTTCATCATTAGGGTTTGCTGGACCATATCCAACATTGGCAAACGCCCAGTTTCTATTCTTGAGATTAGTCTTGACATCTTTTGTTGCTAATGGACATTGATATGTTTCTTCAATGTCTTCGCTTTCAATCATGTTTCTTGTTGCCATTATTCGTACCACTCTAGTTGTAAAGATGCCGCATGAGATGCACCGTTTACATTTGTAAGACGGAACAAATAATTAGTTAGCGGTTTTAAAATGTATTCAAGTGAGCCAGCCGCTCCACCACCAGACTTTTTACCAGCACCGCCCGGAATGATTTGTGCATCCAACTCTGTTCCAACTGAATTAACTGTTGGATTTATTACCATTGCAATCTGACTTGGATTGCTTACAGCATAGTTACGGTTTCTGTTAATTGGTGTAAATGAAGTTCCACCAGTTGTACTTGGACTTTCATAAATATATAACTCAGCATCACCAAGACACATGGCATCAACAGTCATGTGAGGAAATACTCCAGACGGAGATGCAAGAACAATATCAATGCTTGAAAGTGAAGCAAGTGGTGCTGAGTCTGGTGCTAGCTTATAAGCAAAGAAAGCTCTACCATCATGGTTTCTTTGATGGTTTACATCAATTGTGATAAGCGGAGCATCAGCGCCAGCAATGGCAAATGTGCCATCATTACGTTTTTGAACTGGAGTTACAAAGCGTGACTTAGTTGTAAACGACTCTAGTTCTATAGGCGTGATGGCCATTATTTCTTCGCGGCTCTACGCGCCTCGCTTAAAGAAATAGCAATGGCTTGCTTCTCGCTCTTGACAACAGGACCACCTTTGCCAGAATGCAATGTGCCAGCCTTGTATTCGCGCATGACTTTGCCAACCTTCTTTTGGAACTTATCTTTCTTTTCCATGATTAGCCGCCCAATTTAGTTTCAATGCCAAGTTCAGCATCAGGACGAGCCTCAGACAGCAACATACGCTGGCCACCACCACGTCTTTGGATGATGCGCTCTTGTGTCTTTTTAGCAAGTTCACTTTCTTGCACTTTTACCTTGGCTTCTTGTTCAGCAACCTTGGCTTCTTGTTGAGCAATCTTTGCGCGGGTAGATGCGCCATCATCTATACCAGACCATTTTTTAACCACATTGGTCATATCACGTCCTTGACATTAAATAGTAGTCAGAACCGTCCGGCCCATATGATTTCATCATTCCATCAATGGTGAAACCAAGTACAAGCCCCCATCTAACGGCTCTCATGTCCGCGCATCTTACAGTAATCTGGACACGATGCAAGTTTTGTGATATCACTCTGAAATCAATGTAGTTCATGGCCGCACGGGTGAGCGTTTTCTTGTATTCTCGCCCTCGTTCCTCCATGTACAGCCATATTTCCTCTACACCATTCCAGATATGTACTGCACCAAAGCAGGCAACCGGTCTGCTGTGTAATATCGCTGTGAAAGCATCTCCATGTTTGGCCTGCATGAGCATCATATGGTTGACAGTTAGTCCTTTTGAGATGACTTGATCACCACTTTGGGTGGTTCGCAGGCTCATCAGGTGAGCCTCATGGAATGGTACGAAAGATATTGCTGGATGTGTGGGGAAGCTAGGCAAAGACATCAAAATCTGAGTTTGTGATTGTGCTGGCTATAAATGGCAGGCCGCTTGGCTTGGTTGACCCCCTAGTTAACTGACGATATTCGCCACCACCAGTCATCAAATAGCCAAAAGCGTCACCAACGTGCGAGTGTTCGTTCTTATTTGGGGTATCTCTGAAGCGTTCTTGACCAGCGCCTACGGCAATGCGCTTAAAGTGGTAGCCGCCAGAGAGGGATTTGCGTAATAACTTGCAAGATTTGTTGACCAGCAGGCCCGGCTTGCCTTGCACCATGCGATTCATTGGGCTTGCCGCCGCTTCTCTACGTGCTTTAAAGTCATTGGTAGCCGTAGGCTCTGCCCTCAGTCCCAAAGAGCGCAGATACTCAAACGCTGTAGTCTCATAAATGGCATCGCGTTGCATACCAGCGGGGTCACCCCAGATGCGGACATCGTATTTTGGAAACCTAGTCTGTAATTCAGCCATTAGGGTTTGCCCGAATCGCTCTAATCCCATGTCAAAGGTGACGATCTCATGCAAAACACGCCATTGGCCGGACATTGTGCGCTGGCCAAACACTGCGGCAGGGGTCAAACCGAAGTCAAGACCCACTTGAATTGGCAGATTAGGGTCTGGTTCTATCTCAGCGGACATGATGTTGTCGTCGTACTCTGGCCAAACGGACTTGCCATCTTGCACAAAGGTGTATTTGCCTTCTGCATAGCACCGAATCCAGTCTAGAGTCTTGCCGGCCAACTGTTGGAGATAGTAACCAGCGGGTAAATTCTTGATGTTTTCTGCTTTAGGATTGATCTTCCACCATTTGGCAGACGCAAATATATGATCGTTTGCTTCAGGATTTTCTGGTAGTTCATCGCCACTGACTTCGATGACTCCGCCCGGTTGTTTAAAGAATTTCCACGCATACTTTCCTGTTATCGGTTCTTTCTCTGCGATTTTGTGCCACCAGTGGTCGTCGTCCATTGGGTTAGTGTCCATCCAGATTCCGTGCCATGTGGCTCCGCCATCACGCTTTGTTGGATACCGGCCAACGCGGTGGGTAAGTCCGTCGATGACAGCTTTGGGTAATTCCTTGGCTTCGTTAACCCAAGCGCCTGTGAGTTCAAGCGAAAGCAATTTGCGGACATCTTTAGGTTGATCAAGGGCTAAGAATATAACTTCGCAGTCAATCCCTGCCGCATCTCCTCTGGGTGGAAGTTTGATGTGATGCGTGATAGGTGGCGTGTGTAGGATTGGTCCATAGACGTTCTCTGGAAACAAGTCTGCCCAAGTTTTGAGCGTGGTTGTTTTTAATTCAGGATAGCTGTTACGCACAATGACAAACCGGCTATAGCGGATGCCGTCTACTGGGCTAGGCTTTTGTTGTACAGCCTTGACCATGATCTTGGCGGCACTGACAAATGACTTACCAGAACCCACCGGCCCCATGATGCCAGTGACAAAGGCATTGCTTTGCAAGAACTTGAAGGCTATGGGGCTAGAGCGTAGATCAATGTTTAAGTTTGACAGGGCAAATTCATTACTCATACTTTGGCTCCACATCATCAGGTGCTTGGATGTTGATGCCAATCACGCTAGGTTTCTGTCCGTCATCAGGTGTATCAAGTAAGCCACTGGCCTTGGCCAATATACGCAGTACTTGTACTTTGTCAAACAGTTCAATGTCTATGGTGGCATTGCCCTCTTTGTCGACGCGCTGGCTGATCTTCTTAATAGATTGCAGGGCATGTTCAGGAATCTTGTTGCTTGCCTTGACACGCACATTGCCAGAGTCATCCCATTCCATGATGTCAGTAATCTTTGTGTTTGCCATTGTGAGCAGGCTATAAGCAACTGCTTCACGATTAGCAACAATGGTTTGGCTACGCTCAATACGCTGGACAACATTACGCACTCCACCCCATCCGCGAACAGAGGGGTAAGAGCCGTTAGATTTCTTCTCTATTTTCTCAGCCATCAGAACGGAATATCGTCATCAGGCATTGGCTGATAGGCGTTAGCCTTAGCCGCACTATGGGCAGTGACTGGCTTCATGGGAGCATCGCCACGCTCTTCGACGGGGTTACCCAGTTTGAGGCTGAAGTAGACATCACCAGTCTTTTGATCAACATTGCGCCATGCAGATAGCCAATATTGTTTACCAGTCTGATCCGTCCACTTACCTGTCAGGTCAGGATGGGATTCTTTTTCTTTACGTGCGTTCTTACGCAAACTACCCTTGGCTTCCATGTTTATCTCCTTTAAGAAAGCTGTTGAACAAGGTTGTTGGCGCTAGGTATCCATCTCCTAGTCATCACCAGTTAAGGCCGAGATATTGATTCACCAACACGGCTGGAGACTGTTTAGGCTAGGGATTTCGAACTCCCCCAATCTCCATGCGTCTTAGTGTTTAACAATGCTATCACAGTGAAAGTATTGCGTACAACAAATATTTATGGCATAGTACAAGACATGGGGCCATCACTCAGCCCTCCAGAAGGCAGGCAACAGACCAACTGGGATAAACGTATCGAACTCATTGGTACTTCTAGTAGCACAAGCGAACGGGGACACACAGGTGAGGTTAGTGTCTGACCAGCACTAATAGATTAGATAAACAAGGTGTTGCACACTCCGGTGTCCATACTCGCTTTTTTTAGTGAGTGCCATAGTTCGTCTGCCAGCCGTCAGTGCTATAAGCTAAAGTTGTCCATCAGGCATGGATCGCCTGCGATACATCCATGACTGTGGGCAACACGCCAGTAACAGTTGTTTGTCAAAAAGATGCTGTCAGGCTAATTTCTAGAAAAAAATTGTGTCAGGTACCCCTACGCGCAAGGGGGTGGGTGGGGGGGGCATAAGGTGCTTCTGGCGGAGCGTAGCGAATAAGCATTACAACGCACTGCATCGATAATGGTACAAATATACCTACCGGCTACTTAATACAATCACCATTATGTAAAGTAACGCTACGTATGTACTACGATAGCATTAATTGTAGTTGTTTCTGTACTTGCTCTAGTGTTGCGTTGTCGCCGGCTCTCTCTCTTGCTAACGCCAGTACATCACGGCCAACGGCTCTCTCTAGTGTTAGCCATTGACTATCAACATTAACTAGTTCATTAGCATTATCAATCGATTTTAGATTACTGAATGAATTGTCGTTTACAGTACTCTTGATTGACAATTTACGCTTAGCCATATTTTCCC